GAAAGCGTAGGGGGAAGGACGAATTCCCCCCCATGGGTAGGTCATTTTTTGCTCATTAGATCACTAATCTAGTGATTTTTTCTAGTTTTGAGACGTTCTTTAATCATTTATCTAAATTTTATTGCTGACCATTTAAAAATCAATCAAAAGCGATCTGTCCGGCCAAAATCTGCTGATATGACATGGATTTGCATTCATTAGTTTATCAATTTATTCTGTGACACTTGACACTTAATACCTAAGTGACTAGATTTAGATCAGATCACCCAAAAACTAACAATGACACCAAATGAAACCATATGGAAAAGCAAATATAAAGAGGTTTTAATACTTGCAATAACCGCTCCGACTAATGAGCACTTCAACAAAGCGGTGAAACTTGCAACAAGTATCCAACAAGAACTAAGCAAGGACGCACAGACAGAAGTTGAAACGCAGGTCGAGCTAGTTATTCAACATTTTGAGAAAAACAGCAAGGACGCACTCATAAAGCTTGAGGCAGTATGATGGATTTATTGAAAGTAAGTTACACTAACGGCAAACTCTCACCTCGTAATATTTTTGATTTACCAGCGGGTAAGACATGCCATGGTGCTAAGTTATGTCGCTCTATGGCTATCAAAACTAAATCAGGCACGAAGGTAGTTGATGGAGGTGAGACAGTGTTTAGATGCTTTGCAGCATCACAAGAAGCACAATATCCGGCGGTCTACGCTAAACGAGATTACAACCATCAACTACTAATCAAAGCTATTGATCAAGGGAACTGTGCTGATCTAATTGATAAAAGTATTAATAAGAATCTTTTATTAACTCGTATCCATAGCAGTGGTGATTTCCTCCGGTCTGAGTACCTAGATGCATGGATTGAGGTGGCCAATAGAAACCCAAATAATATCTTTTATTGTTATTCAAAAGCTCTTGATTTATTCATAGATAGGGGGCTACCAGAGAATTTCTTTTTAACTGCTTCCTATGGAGGTGTACATGATCACCTAATTGACGATGGATACTTTGAACGCTTTGCGAAGGTAGTGAACAATGAGGCCGAGGCCGAGGCGTTAGGGCTACCGATTGACCACGATGACAGCCATTGTATGAAGGATGGACCGTTTGCTTTGTTAGTCCATGGCACACAGCCTAAGGGATCACTAGCAGCCCAAGAACTAGCCCTCAGACGTAAACAAAATAAGTTTTCAGGATATTCTAAAAAGCTTTAAACAATCTATCCACTAAGGCAGTTAATGCCTTTTTAATCACAATCACAGAGCAAGGACGCATCGACTCTCTCCTCTAGCCATTCTAAATAGTTGGTTAGATGAGGGACTTTATGAACCCCTTTAATTCATTCACCTTGAGGTTTTAACAACCGTAGAGATAGAGCAAGCTATCTATAAATAAAAACAATAATCGACCACGTCTTTTTTTTATCAATGATTCACAATCGCAAGGACTCATCGAGTCTTGGATGGTATGTCATTGGCACTAATTACGATAGCTACATGCTAGAGGCATCAAGTGAGGATGATGCACGTAATAGGGCTAATGAGTTAAAGCCATGGGTATGGCTAGATGGTTCTATCAAGGACGTACGACCGGCAAGACGTAGTGAATTAAAAGCTATTCAAGAGGACTTTAAACATGGCTAAACGAAGGACGCAGCCATACTTCAGTAATAACTGGAGGGCGTTACAACAGACTGAGTCAAAGTATTTTCAAAAGATATCATTTATTGACTTCTTTGAATTTCATGTAGCCAATTGGATGCTACTTAGCTCACACGACTGTGTGATCAGGGCTACACGTAACAAGGACGGAAAGGTCAAGGAGTATTCGTATAAATATGGCAAGTGTGCAATGAACAAGATTGAAAAGTTAATAGGTACTCACACTTTTGTTGTCTGTGATGCCGAAACAATCCATGAACTATCACCCAAAGCTTATGAAAGATAAGACAGAAGAGATTCGAGCTACTCAATTAATTGAGGAAGTTATGAATCACGAACACAAGGACGAGCTGATTAACATTATGTACCAGCAACTGCAAGATGAGAGCAACACTAGGTATAAATCTATACTAACTAGTTGACCTAGCGTATAATGCTTAGTAGAACTTAATGGATTTAATCCACTTCGACAACCATTGGTAATGCAGATCTTTTCAAAAGGGACTCTATATATAGGTAAGGATGATGAGTCTTTTACCCTTGTATCTATCCACTTAGGAAAATATCTAGTAGAATGGGAACACAAACCTAAGTCTAATGAATCTCGACCCGTTGCAGAGGAGAGTGACTGATTCAGACGTTGACCGTATTTTCGATGCTGTCGAATGCATACGTAAGTTTGATGAAAAGCATGGAAGTCACGAAATAAGTATCTCTGCTGTTGCTTCTTTGTTATATGTCGGATCTAGGGAAGGTGCTCATAAACAAGCACTAGAAGAAGATCTAGTTCATATGTCCAAAGCAAGCTCAAGTAGGACCACAGATATTTTAAGTAAGTGGCACCGACTCGTACTCCCTAACGGTAAACGAAGACCTGGACTTGAATTAATTAAAAAGGAGGTCGACGCTGCTGACAGAAGAAGGTCAGTTCTAACCCTCACTAAGAAAGGTGAGGAACTAATCACCCAACTCAAAGAGATAATCTATGGAGAGACTTAGGACTATAGGTCAAGTATTTGACTATACGTTCAACAATCTTGAATCTTGGGATCACAATCACGAAGGTAGAAAGACCAATGTCACTAACTCGAACAAGTTCATTGACATTCACGGACGATCACTTCAAATCTCCAAGATCAAGCAACCGACCATGGATGTGGTCAAGACTGTTCTACGAGAGCGTGATGATGCGAGTAATCGTACTGTCAATCTCTGTGTTGGGACTACTCAAGTAGCACTCAACTTCTGTCTAGGTAGGGGACTCATCCCTTGGCCAGATCCTCGTGAACTATTCATCAAAAGTAATAGATACAGCTTCCCTATGCTGGAAGTGAAGAGGGTAGACAAACCGATTTTCTCGAAAGAGCAAGTCATCCATATGTATGAATATGGTTTACGTCTTAGTAAATCATTAGGTGCATTGTATCAAAATGTTGCTGAGACTATCTTGTTATCAGCATTCACAGGTATCAGCTGGAGTGAATACATTCAACTCCAAACATGTGATATCCATTTAGATGCACGTATACCGTACATAGAAGTTGGTGGAAGGCGAGACTTCACACTGAAACGAATGGTAAGGAAACGTAAGATTCCACTAGTTAACGATTCAGCAATGCTGATTCCTATCTTGAAACGCCGAATGGAGGATGTTGAGTACACCTCTGATTATCAACTTTTCGGGGATGATTGGCTTTCAAGAGGTAAACAAGGCCAAGACCAACATCGAAGAATTTTTGAATCAATAACAAATGATTTGAATCTATCTCACGATGCTAGAGGAGAGAAAAGGACGCCTTATTGTTTAAGACATTCTTTCTGCACTTGGTCACTTAGGGATGGCAAATGTATTGAAACTACTTCTCAATTAATGGGACATTCAAACCTCAATACAACACGCCGGTACCTACACTTAATATTAGATGATTATGTTGAATCAATGCCAGCCTCAAACCAATTAGCTGAAGTTATCTAGTGTATCTCACAATCACTTGTTTAGGCATACCGATTTACCGCAAATGGTAAACGCCGTATACTCAGTGATTTAAGGATACCTCAGATACACTGCTATCACTGGAGAGTAAAATGGAATTGACAGATTCACTAGTTAGAGCTTCTAGTGAGTTTTAAGCATCTAATAAAACATGGGGTTTGCTGAGAAGTAAGCCCCTCTTTATAAAGTCAGTGATACCAATATGGATACGATCCATCTAGACAACTAAAAACAATCTAGTGAACATAATTAATGCCCACGCCTCATCAGATTGACGAACAAATCCAACATGAAAGAGATGCAATTGCTCAAGGATTAAAGAGACTTAGAGAGAGTACTAAGAGACTTGAAGAGAAAGAATACTCGTCAGCTTCTATCTATGGAGTAACAAGTATTGATTCATTATTACCCTTAGTTACTAATAGAATTAAGGAAACAAATAAGAGAATCCATGAAGGTCACACTGGACAATCTTTCAGAGAAATTAAACAATATCTAGCTGATATTGAACCACTTGCAGCTGCAGCAATAACCTGCAAAATCACAATTGATAAGGTGTTCAGTTGTAAGGATGAGAGCAATCAGATAGTTAATGTATGCGACTCCATTGGTAAGGGGATAGAGAACGAGGCGCAGATGAGACACTATCAGCTTCATGCGCCTGGACTTTTAGAAACCCTTAAGAAGAACTATTGGCATAGGTCGATAGGTACTGATCAGAAGATTGTCGTGATTCAAACACTTATGAATCGTTACGAAGTGAAACAGTGGGAGACATGGGGTCGCGGTAACAGAGTCAAGCTTGGTGGTTGGTTACTTAACTGTGTAATTGAGACCTCCCATTGGTTTGATAAAGAGATCAGGTTTAAAGGCAGGAAAAAGAACAGCTATGTAGTTCCAACTCCTGAGTTTATGGAGATCAAGGATCAAATCATGCATAGTGCTGAGCTGTTCTGTCCACTAGCTTGGCCAATGCTTGTCGAGCCAAATGACTGGACCCCTGAAAAGCCAGGTGGCTACTTGCTTAACGAGATAAATCGTAATTATGATATGGTCCGTCGAAGCGAGTCGTCATGTATACAAGGAGAAAAGCCCTTTAAGTTCCTTAATAAAATCCAAAAGGTAGCTTATCGACTTGACCCTTTCGTTGTTGAGGTCGCTGAAATACTCCAACGGAAGGGGAGAAGTGTAGGGAAATTTCAGCCCATATGTAACCACGACCTACCAGCTAAACCTGTTGACATAGCTGAGAATGCTGAGTCAAGGAAGAAGTATAGGAGAGATGCAGCTGAGGTAATGAATCTCAATGCACAAGAATTTAAGAAGTCTTGTCGTACTCGTATGACAATGGAGATGGTAGAACGCTTTAAGAATAAAGAAAAGTTCTACATCCCTCACTCATTCGATTATAGATCGCGGGTTTATCCCATACCTGCCTTCTTAACTGTTCAAACAGAGGACTTTGGTCGCTCCCTTATCAGGTTTGCCGATGAGGCATTCATGGATGAGGAGGCTGAGAAATGGATCAGGTTCCAAGTAGCTACAACTTTCGGACTTGATAAGGAAACACTCAATGATCGCCTCAGCTGGACTTATCTCAATGAGGACTTAATCACAATCATCGCTGAGGATCCAATAGGTAACCTCCATGAATGGGAGGCAGCAGAGGAGCCATGGCAATTCTTAGCTGCATGTCGAGAGATGTACAGCTGTGTCATTAAGAGAGACCAGATAAGCACGGGTCTCTGTATAGCCGTTGACGCCACCTGCAGTGGGCTCCAGCTCTTGGCAGGGATGGCTAAAGACCGCTCCACAGCTGAGTTAGTTAATGTCTTACCTTCTGATAAACCACAAGATGCTTACAAACGTGTAGCAGAGATAGCTAAAGCTAACTGTCCTGAATCCGTACAACCATATATGGATAGGAAAACGGTCAAAAAGACCGTGATGACATTACCTTATAATTCAAAATTTTACTCGAATAAGGCGTACATAAAGGAAGCTTTGCTTGAGAAAGGTTTTGAAGTTGATAAGGAAGATTTAATAGCTACTGTCCACGCAGTTAGAGATGCAATGAATGTAATAGTGCCTGGCCCAATGAAAATCATGAAATGGATTGAGTCTGAGGTCAGCAAGGCACTTAAGAGAGGAGTTACAGAACTTGAATGGGTTACTCCGACAGGATTCATTGTTAATCAGAAACTCTTTAAGAAAGAGTACGAACGAATAACATTACAAGTCTTAGGTCAATGCAATATGAGGGTCTCTACTGGAGACAGTCAAATCATTGACAAAGCTAGACATAAGGCAGCAACTGCACCAAATTTAATCCATAGTGCCGATGCCTCGCTCCTATGTCTATCAGCCTTAGACTTTGACCACCCTATAGCTCTCATACACGATAGTGTCTTATGTAGAGCAACAGATATGACTGAGCTATCCAAGATAGTCAGAGAAAAATACATGCACCTGTTTGCAGAGCATGATTACCTAACAGATTTCGCTAACCAGATAGGTGCGGAAACTGAACCACCGATTATTGGAGACTTGAAACCAGAATCCGTAATTGAATCCACTTACTTTTTTTGTTAAATTGAGAAACATACACGTAACAGCTGAACCCGTAACATTAGAGGGGTATCAGGCTGTAATGAAGCCGAGTCAATACGGATATAGCTTGAGAGCTGTAGTAGGTAAAGACTTGATAGATAAGTTAGAAGAAGAGAGAGAAGAATGTTTGAAGTGGTGTGTATCTAGATTAGATAACCCACGTCGTAGCACTCTAAAAGTTGAGCCATGGGAAGAAGTTAGTGATGGTAAGTACATTATTAAATTCACATGGAAAGAAGAGAAACGTCCTCCTGTAGTAGATACAGAGGGTGTGCCTCTAGAAGATACGTCAATACCTGTTTATGCTGGCTCTACAGTCAAGCTAGGGTTCGTACAAAAGCCTTACATACTAAAAGATCATATTACGTACGGCACGTCTCTGAAACTCTCTGGGGTACAGATCGTGACTGTTAAGGGAGGAGCTGGAGTAGATACAGGAGACTTAAATGAATCTGAAGTATCAGAATTATTTGGTAAGACCAAAGGTTATAAGTCTGATGAACCTAATGTTGAGGCAGTTGGAACCCCCTGTTCAGTAGAAGATGATTTCTAATGTTCAGGTCTGAGTTAGAAGAAAAAGTCTCAGATTTGCTATGTGAACTAAAGGTTGATTATGAATATGAACCAACAAGGGTTCCATATCAAATACAACATAACTATTCTCCTGACTTTCTCTTACCTAATGGTATCTATCTAGAAACAAAAGGTTACTGGGATTCAGCGGATAGAAGGAAGATTAAGAACGTAGTAGAGCAACACCCTGAAATAGACCTACGAATGGTCTTCCAATCTCCCTACAACAAGATCTCTAAGAAATCTAAAACAACGTATGCCAAATACTGCGACAAACTCGGTATCAAATGGTGTGCGTTCCACACAATACCCATCGAATGGCTCACATAGAGAGCGAATTTGAAAGGCATATACCTTGTGATAATTGTGGCTCATCTGATGGAAATTCTCTATACAGTGACGGCCACACTTATTGCTTTGTATGTCAAACCCGTACCTCTGGGAATGAGGAAATTATTCACAATCACACAATGTCTACCAATGTTCAACTCAAAGGATCAGCCGTACGGTTGCAGCGAAGAGGTATATCTGAACAGACGTGCCAAAAATATAAAATCTATAGAGACGGAGAACTTCTACGCTTCCATTATTTCACGAGTGACGGAATACTTCAGGGAGCAAAAATAAAGACAAAACAAAAGGATTTTTATTATGAAGGTACTAGTACCGATACTCTTTTTGGTCAGCATTTATTTCCTACTAGTGGCAAACGCATCTTTGTTTATGAAGGTGAGTTAGATGCCGTGTCTGGTTGGGAGGCTCAACCTAATTGGCCTCATGTTTCATTACCCCACGGTGCAGCTAGTGCTAAAAAAGATATTCAAAAACAGATTCCCCTTTTCCAAGGTTATGAAGAAGTTATTCTCTTCTTTGACAATGATGAGGCTGGCAGGAAAGCAGCGGAGGATGCTGCATCAGTACTACCACCTGGGAAGGTCAAGATCGCAAGGCTTGAGTCGTATAAGGATGCGTCGGAAGCGTTACAACAAAACGATAGGCAGGCGATAAGGACAGCATTTTTCGAGGCCAAACCTTATCAACCTGACGGAATAGTAGATGGTAAGAGTCTCTTAGAGCTTGTCACCACACCCGAACCACCATGCAATCATGAGTATCCATTCAAAGGATTACAAACAAAAACACACGGAATTAGATACGGGGAGCTTACTACGATTACTGCAGGAACTGGCTCTGGAAAGAGTTCCTTCTGCCGTCAACTTGCAACTCACCTACTCGCTGTAGGAAAACCATTACATCTTGGAGGCTATGGCAAACAAGAACTCGAAGATATATATCGATCCTCTATTGGTAACTGGAATCTTTATCTCTATGATGGGTTTGGGAGCTTTGATCCTCAAGTCATTTATTCACGCATCGAGTATCTCGCCTGTGGATTGGAGTGTCGTGTTATTTTCCTTGACCACCTGAGCATATTGTTAAGTGGATTAGATGGAGATGAACGTCGAATGATAGATAAAACTATGACTGACTTAAGGTCATTAGTTGAACGTACTGGAATACATCTCTTCTTAGTTAGTCACCTTAGACGTACTCAAAACGATAAAAACCACGAAGAGGGAGCACGTGTAACTTTAGGACAATTGAAAGGATCATCTTCAATAAGTCAATTAAGTGACAGTCTAATAGCCCTCGAAAGAAACCAACAAAACAGCGGCGACAGTACGACCTTACGGCTCCTCAAAAATAGATACAGTGGTGAACTGGGCGTTGCATGTGAATTAAATTATGACTTATCCAACTGCAGATTTAGTGAGAATGAAACTAAGGAACCATCCTTTCTACGTGGAACCAGCGAAACCACGGATTTTTGAAAATAGTGAGTATGAACACCCTTGGTACACTCACTTAAATAAACCTAAACCTCCAACTGAAGAGGCAAAAAAGAAAGCTCAGTTTAAAGATAAAACATATTCGTGGCAGAAGAAATGACAATCGTCTTTGACCTTGAA